TCATCAGCGTCAGCATTTCGCCGTTATAGAACGGCGCCTGATTGAACGGCAGCGCGTCGGAGGATTCCTGGAAACCGAAATAGCCAGCTTGGCCATTTCCTTCCGTGACGTAACAGTTGCCCCGATTTGGAAAGAGCGCGAGCAGGATTTGATTGATCGCGGGAATCGAGCCGTTGGTGATGTTCGCCATCGCCTTGGCGATGATCAGCGTGCGATAGGAATCGTCGGCGAGCGCATAGTTCGAAGTCAGCGGCTCACCATTCCAGAACGCGCCTTGTCCAAATGGATCGGCCCCCGGAACCGCCTCGCTGAACCCGAACCAATCCGAGACGACCACATTCAGCACGCGCTGGACGCCGACGATGCGCCCCCAAACGTCGAGGCCATATCCTTGCGCGGTGTCGAGGTTCATCACGAGATCGTAGAATTGGCTGATGTTCTCGGTCTGGTCGATATAGGCGTCGAAATTCTCGATGAGTTGCGTCAGATTGTTGCTGTTGGCGTATTGCGAGATGATCGTCGCGCGCCAATCGAATGGAACGATGTCGCCGATTTGGCTTTCGCCGATTTCAAGGACGCCGATGCCATTCGAACCAGCGCCAGGTGATGCGGGATACGGCGGCCCAGTCAAGTTCGCCATCAGGTCAGCGTCACGTTGATATTCGCGGCGGAAACCACGGGTATCTGATTGATGTTCACTGGGATGTTAAACAGGCTTGGGATGGCGGCGATCATGCCTTCTGAGCCAATCGTCTGCGAACCGCTGACGGTATAGGTTCCAGTTCCACCACTTCCGCTCCCAAGGGCGGTGATCATGGTTCCAACGGCGAGGCTACCTGTGGTGTCGGAGATCGTCTGTCCGACCGCGAGAGTTCCCGATGTCACGCTGCTAACCGTCAGCACATTTCCGGCGACGCTACCGACGAACACCGCGCTCGGAGAATTATTCGACCCGATCTCGATCGAGATGATTTGCGCCCATGAGCCTAGCGAGGCTACTGGTGCGTAAAACCGGCTGGCGTATAGCGTTGTCCCGATGCTGGCCCGTGGGCCACCGTCGGCCCCCGCGAAGGCTCCTATGATGGCGTTCTGGATCAACACGTCGGCATTTGATGGAACTGCCACGCTATTGACGATATTAACGTTGACGAGAACGCTCAGGGCGTTCGGAATTTCGAACAAGACCGAATAGGCGGGGTAGGGCGGCGAATAGCCGACACTGGTGTCTTGAACGATGACCGTCGTATTGCCATTGTAACCGCATCCTGGCGCTTTCTTCGACCAAATCGCCTGAGCGATGGCTGGCGCGGTTCCGCCGACCACGGCGACATAAAGCGAATTCGGCCCCAAGATGACGCCGCCAATTGTCGCCGTGTAATTTGATGTGTTCTCGGTCACAAAGGCGTCGATGACGTTGGGAACCGAAAGCACGGCCCCAAGAACCGATGGAAGCGAGCCCTGCGATTGCCACGCCGTCGATTGCGCGCGTCTCGTCTCGAATGCGCTGCGGCTCTCGACATCATTGCCAAGAACGCCAGCCGCGACATTGTTGATGGTGTCCCATCCCGAAATCGGCTGATAGATCGTCGTTAGCGTTCCGGCGCCGCAAGGGATTGGCCCGGGCAGTATATTCGCGAAGGGCAGCGTAACTGAACCGCTTGAACCTATCGTGCCCGCAGCGGTGCAAACATAGATGTTGCCCGATGTATCCTGCGCCTGTGTTCCCACGGGGATGGTTGTCCCCGATAGACCGACACAAAGCGCCAGCACCACGGTCGGCTGCGACGGATTGCGGGTGATGAAATAAATACGTGCCAGAGCGTCTTGATAACGACCTTCCGCATAGGCTGGGTCGAACATCTGCGTCAGGTAAAGAAACGTATCGTTCGCGTTCCCAATGATCGCCGTTTCGCTTGACGCCAGTTGCCCTTGCGGCGTCGTCAGGCCCGGATTGAGATTGCCCCCGAAGGCGTTGTTGATGTCTTCCTGAACGCCGGCGAGAATGGCGCTTTCGGCCGGCGCGGTGAAACCCGCCGATCCGAAACTGACGGTCGGGACGTTCGTCGTCGCGGTCATGGGCTCTTTCTTAGAATGCCGCCGCGGCGACTATGTTTCCGTTGCCATCCATGATCTGGACCTGCCCAGTCGCCACGCGATCCTCGACAGCGGCGAGATAGGCGACCGCGCTCGTCACTTCCGGCACGGTCAACGCGGCATTGACGAAATCCGCTTTCATCAAGGAGAGCGGCGGACGTTGGCCAAGAATCGGCCCGAAATATTGCACTCCAAGCGTCGTGTTGTAATAGACCTCGCCATTGAACGTGCGGATCGCGCTCGCGGCGTCTTGCGCGAGAGAATAGGGGTTTGACGCCATTGCGATGTCGCCGTTGAGATCAACGGTCAAATCCCACAGCGCTACGTCCAGAAGAAGCGTGTTCACTATGACCCCGTTTAGTCATATTGCCAGTTAGCGCCGTTGCAGGATACGAGGCTGCTCACCGTTGTAGAGCCCCCGCCCGTAACCGTGCCATGGAAGGATGGCAAAGCACTCGCGACCGTATCGGAAACCCAAGCGAGCGCCGCCTTCGCGCCGGCGTTGCACGTCGGAAGCATCGCGATCGTATAAATTGGTGGCTGCGGATATGGAGCCCATGAACCAACGCCCGCTGTCGTCGCCACCAAAATGGAGCCATTAACCGTCGGGGGCGCCGGGGGAAGCGTCAATGTCCACGCCGCGGTAGCGCTATTCGAGGATTGCAACATCGTCGCGAACGCGCCCGCCGCCGTATTGGCGAATGCCACGGAACCTTGCGCCGTTCCTTGAACGCCAACCGTCGCGCCGGACGCGCCAAGCGAAAGGATCGGTGAACCGTTGATTTCGAAATAATGCCCAGAGCCCGTGGGGACGTTGTAAATCCCGTTCAACCCGTCTTGCACGCCAACCGTGAGACAGATGGCGCCGGTTGGATCGCACAGCGTCACGCTGTCGCCGGGTAATAGCGTTTGCATATTGCCGGTCGCCCCGATCACGACGGGCGTTCGGCCTGTCGCATGGGCCGATGACGATAGCGCTGAAGCGAGCAAAATCGCGGATGCGAGTTTCTTCATTAGCTTTGGTCCGCTGGCGGCGGCGTTCCGGGAGCGCCTTCAATAAGTGAGCCGATCAATCCTTGACCGCTCTGAATGGTTTTCGACGCATAGAGCGACCCGGTGATTTCATGATCGCCAACGGTTTTGACCTTCGGCGCGGTGATCGAAACGGCGACCGTCGAAGTGTGCGCGATGCCGCTCGGACTCATGACGACCGTATTCTTGTTCCCATCGTTGAGCGTCATCGTTCCGCCGGAACCATCAGAGTTTGTCCCTGGAACCAAGGTAATGGTCATTTTCGGAGCGCCGTTGATGGAGCCTCCGAGATATATCCCATCAGATGGATCGAACCGTCGCCCCGAGCCCGGATTAGCCGGCTTCTTGTTTTGGACAACAGCCGAAATGTCGCGATCGCATATCATCGCGACGCCAATATCGCCGGCCACGGGGTCCATCACGACAGCGGCGGTTCCATTCTGGGCTCGCCAGATTTGCAACCCATAGGTCGTGCCATGCGGGGTAGAATTTCCGGCCCCATCGACCATGTTGACCAGGATTTGCACGTCCACGGTCGGCGCCGCGCCATTTTGCCCCGGATGAACCTTGATGATCTTGACCAGCTTTGTCGTGCCGATGCGACCGAGCATTTGATGATGCTGGAACGACTGCGCGTTGAACTGCGAATTCGCGTCGGTTATGCCGAGTTGGCCGACGGCGCCTTGCCCAGAGTCGGCCATCAGTCAGAATCCCCCGTCGTGTCGGGTTGCGCGCCGAGCAAGTTGCAAACGACAGTGCTGAACCATTGTCCATTCGGCATCTGCGATTCAATGACGTGCGTGATATTGTTGATGATCCATGTTCCGTTCGCCGGTTGAAGCTGGCTTTGCACGGTGATGGAGCCCAGGATTTTCAAACTCGGATTGAACATGGATTTGACGATGATCGAGCTTTGCGTGAAGGCTGGATAGCCCACCATCCCCGTTTGAGCCGACAGCATAATCGCGCCACCCTGGCTTCGCGCCTGTCCCGGCTTGACCACGGCGATTGTATTGAGGTCGGCCGCCCATGACACGCCGCCCATTTGCGCGAGGCGCCGCACCTGCTCCATGGCCGTTCCGGGGAGATACGGGTTGCTTACCTTGGTGTTGATCTGGCCGATGGCG